AACTCGCCCCCGACGGGCGCACGTTTCCGTTGTTGAGTCTGACGCAGGGGTGGTGCGTGCCCGTGAGTCTAGAGACGACGGCGCTGTGTCTTGGGCGGGCGCCGTGGAGTACCTTGGGTGACCACGTTGAGCTGATCCGCGTCTCGCCTGATGGGCCTTGCATGCAATCGCAGCGAGGGGCGGTTCTTGTTGGGCTTTCGTTCTCCCCCTGTTGCTCATTGAGGGGCTGCCTCTGCAATGCTTGCCGTGGGTTGGCGCTCCGCCACGGCATTGTGCCGCCTCCGGTCGAGGCGGCGTCGGTGGAGTTTGACGTGTTTGTTGCGGCGTGTGTACCGCTGGTTCGTGCGGCTTACGACGTGCTGGCTTTTGAGCTTCAAGAGACTTGGATCAACCGTTGGCCGATCAGTAAGCGCGAGGCCATCCGCAGGTCGTTGCTGGATGATGAGTACACCCCGGGGAAATGTAAGGTCATGGTCAAGGATGAGGTTGGCACCTGCCTTACGACTGCCCCCACTCGCCCACGACTGATACAGTTTTACTGGAATCTTGCCACGCAAGCACGCTTTGCGCCGCGCATTGCGGCCATCCAGGGAGCCTGTGCGCATGTGATTCGAAGTCATCGAGTCGGCAGCATCAGTCTCACGTTTGCTTGCGGCATGAACAACTTAGACATCGGTCGCTGGATGGACGCAGTCGTCGCTGAGTATGGCACCCCATGGTTTTACGAGCGGGATGGGAAGACCTGGGATGCGACGATGGGCGCCTTGCACCACGCGCTTAAACGTTGTCTTCTCTCCCTGGGAGGCGAGGACCTCCTACGCTTCATTGACCTATGTAACGACACTGTGAACACGTATCGCAAGACCAGTGCGGGGGAGGTCAAGATTCTACGCTTCGGTATTCGGGGAACCACGAAGTCGGGTCAGAATGACACCTCGTTGTCGAACACTTGGGTCAATCTGGCCATAGCGTATTGCTCTGCCGCGTCGTGCGGGCTCGAAGCGCATATTATCGCGATGGGGGACGATATGCTTATGGCGGTTAGCCGCGACTTTGACGAACACAGGATGGCGGCCGCCGAGCGGCGTTTCGGCATTATCCCAGAGTATCGGAAGTTTGCGAGCCCGTATGATGTGAGCTTCGTCTCTGGCGTTTGGTTCCCCGGGGCGCGAGGTTTTGCTTTTACTCCCCGGCCCGGGCGGCTATTAGCTCGCTTGTTTTGGACTGTTCGGCCGCCCGCGCGCCGCCAATTACGTTCATATGTCGCTGGCGTCGCATTGGGCCTTGCGCCGAGTTGCAGCGGACTGCCGGTCGTCGGATCCTTTCTGCGTGCCCATTTGGGCAGTGGAAGCGAAAAGCCCCTCACTAAGTATTTGTACTCGTTGGAGCGCCAGACTTTTCACCCGGCGATCGTTGAGCACTTCTGCGCGCGTTACCGCGTTAGCGTGCGTGAGTTGCGGTGGGCTGAGGAACTCATTGTGCTTGCCGCCGGGCGGCCTCTCTTGGGTCAGTGCGCCGCTGTTGATGCGATCATGCGAATCGACCTTGCCGACCTGCCTGACCGCATGGAAATTTGCGGTTGAGTTCGGTCGGTTATTTATTTGAGTTGCGGGCTCTCCAATCCGCCGTGTCTGACGAGCGCGCATTAATACGTAGGGTGAAGTCTCTCGCGAGTCCGGTGGCCCTGACCTCCGCTATTTCAGTTTAGCGTGTCGAATTGACCGGTAGTGGCCGTCTTAAGGACGTCCTAGCGGAAACGGCTTGAGTCTGCCGTCGAACCCTACTGTAGGGGCTCCGCGAACGTTGACTCACTAGTACCTCTATTTCTAGCACTCTCGTCCCCCGCATTGAGCAGCGG